GCACCAGTACAAGAAGAAACAAGGAAGAAAGGAAGTTTAATTAAAGATGCAGTTGGCTACTTCATCTCAGTTAATGAACCAATGGATATGGGAGCAAGGCTCAATGAACAAATCATTGTTGAATATAGAAGAGACCCAACAGCAGCGTTTAACTCTGGTAGAGTTGCAACAGCAGTAGAAGACGGCGAAGGATATCTAATATCAAGAATGTACAATGGTAACAGGCAAGACAAACAACTTGCTGACTTACCTGACAACCACCATGAAGTAGAAGTAGGACAGTGGGTTATACCAGTGGATAACATACCTGCATATGGTGAAAGAAAGAACCAAAACTATGGTAAACCGTTACCTGCTAACCAAAGTAGAATGCAAGGTGTATTCTTAGGTGAAGTAGATGGTGAAAGTAATTTGTATTACTTCTCTTACAAGGGAACTTCTGCAAAGACGTTTACGCCTAGAACCTTTAAACTTCTAACAATGGAAGTAATTAAAGACAGTAACAACCCAAACCGTATATATGGTTTCAAAGATGGTACTGCTAACAGTTTGAAGATGAATGCTGATTTACCTGAAGAAAGTAGATTACCTGAACCTACAATTGGTGACATGCAAACGTATACAATGGAACATGCTTTAGAAAATTATAGCCCATTGATTGACATTAGCAGATACCATACTACTGTTGGTGATAGAAACTATGCTGAAAGATTTGTAATAACAGATGGGACAGTAACTAGCATGAACATGACACCTAATAGAATGGGTAGTAGAAGAGTAACCATTACAGATGTTAACTCTGATTATAGTTATGATGGTACATGGGCTGGAACAACTTGTTGGATACCTGCACACTTAGACTTGGACTTTGGAATTAATTCTAATGTACTTGTTGTGGGTAGAACTTCGCAAGGTAGAAATGAAGATGGAAGTTTCAGAGAAGTATCTTTGAACCTTAGTGGTATTCTTTGTATCAACAACATGGGTGTTGTTGCTGAACCTTTCGAGGCAGAAGAAGAAGACCTAGATTGGTTCTAAATCAATTGTAAACTTATTGGTAGTAGTGACCAACGAGGGGGTGCAAAGCCCCCGCTTAAGGAAGTATAAATATGTATGAAATAACAAATGGAATAATGCATGGTGCAAGTTTTGTGGTAAAACTTAACACTATAGAATTTCTAACCATGAGGTTGAATGAAGAGACTGGTGAATACTGGTTAAAGATGCATTTACCCTCTGGTAAAGAAGTAAGAATAAGAGTCAGTGAGGCTCAAGTAAGGGACATATCAGAACAATGGTCTGGTGGAAAGAGTATTAATTTAAATATAGGTGATGACAATGGATTGGACAAAAGATAAGACAGGTGACGCAACAGATGCACAAGAAGGTGACTACTTTGCAATACAGAAAGCAAAGATAATGGCACAAATACAAGCACGATTGAGTAGGGATAGAAGTCATCTTCTATGTTCTATTACAGGTAATCCTAAGACTGGTAAGACAGGGTTAGTGTTAGACTCTAGGACTGATGAACAAAAGAAAGACGGTAAGAAAGTATTTATTTTAGACTTTGATAGAGGAGCAGAACCAACATGGGATGCTTGTCACGATAGGGATGAGAACATTATTATCTTTGACCCTATTGAGATACGTCAAGACGGTTCTACTGATTGGGAAGCATCATTTAAGAATGCAAACAGTTTCTGTCAGTATGCTAAAAATACGTTAGAAGAAGAACCTGGTAGTATATGCACATTCGTTTTAGATGGTGTAGATAAAGCATTTGAAGGTTCTAGTGATGTGTTAAGAGAACTGCTTGTTAAACAGCAGACTAGAGAAGGAACAATTGTACATGCTACTGATTCAGTCAGAGTATCAACATTAGATTGGAAAATTAGGAACAGAGTAAATAATAGACTATTAGATTTAGTATGTGATTTACAATGTGATAGATTTTTAATCACTCATATGAAACCTGTGTATGATAACATCAACGTACCAACTCCAATTGGTGAGCAACCTGATTGGCATAAATCTACACCTGCTAGGTTTGTACAGATGATTCATATTAGGAAAGAAGTTAAGCCAAAGCATACTGATTATATTGCTAGGTTAGAAGCAAGTAAAACAAATCCTTCACTCGTAGGAAAAGAATGGAACATATTTACCACCAATGGTGATAATGTATGGAATGGTATTCAAGAACTACGTGAGGGTAAGTTATGAGCATTGTAACTTACACTGTAAATCATAAATCGTTTGTAGAAGCGGTAGAGGCTATCTGGCTTAAAGGCAAATATAAGTCCTCTACTGTATCTAAAACAGATGTTATTAGTAACTCAGCCGTAGCAATATATGAAAACGGTTGGTTAGAATTACTTAACGGTAATGATAAATCTGCTTTGAGTGTTAAGGTTGAGATGGCTTCAACCGACACTAAGGACAACATGTTTATTTTTGACATAGAGAAGATGATGAAATATATAAAGAATATGAAAACCGAGCAACTACTAATAACTATTAATGATGCTAAAATATCATTGGTTGGTCAAGGTGGTAGTAAGGCTGTTCTACCTAAGTTATTAGAACACACAAGTATGGCATTAATAACAATGATTAGAGCATTTAATTATGTAGAAGATGAACCAGTAATATTTGGTAAAACGACTATGACCTGTATAATACCAGTACATGGTAATGCATTAGCAGATGCAATTAAGTTCTGCAATTTAGTAGGAACTGCTACGTTCAAGATTGATTATGTTGAAGGTAATGAAGACTTCGATGGCTTAGAAACTTTAACTATTAGTTCTTCTAATCATCATAGAACTGAATTAGTTGAGAAAGTAATGCCTACTAATGGTAGTGGTAAAGGCAATGCTACCGTAGAGTTTTCTGCACCAATAGATAAGTTCTGTATTAATGGTGACATGAATATAATAACTGGTGATAATATGCCTATAATATTAACAGGGCTAAATAGAAAGATGGTGATTGCACCATATATAAGAGTTGATTAAAATGATAATAAGCACAGTAGATAAAGACAATATGATAGGTCTCAGATGGAGAGATAAGGATGGACTAAGAGTAGAGAAGGAAGTTTCCTATGCAGAAGCCCCTCCATATTTTTTTGTGAAAGATAGTGACAGAAAGGTGAGAACTATGCGTGTAAACGAAAGAGGAAGTGGATTTACTGTGGATGTTATGTACAGCGAAGGGGACTATGTTTCTTTAGATAATGATAAGTTACTTAAAGTTACATGGTCTCCACCTAAACCGTGGTATGGTAGAACATTAAAGTCACAATTTAAGCAGACATATGAAGCAGATGTGGCGTATTCATATAGATATGCTGTTGATAATATACATGATATGCCAGAATATAATCTTAGGAAGTTCTATTGGGATATGGAATGGCAACAAGGTGGTGTACATGATAGTGCAGTTACCTGTATTTCTTATTATGATACATATCAAGGTGTATGTAATGTGTTATGGTGGACACCATTAGGTGCTGTACGTGAAGTTACAGGTCATTGTAAGCCTAATGAAAGTGAGCATGATATGTTAGAGTGTTTTGTTAGACTTATAGAAGGTTCTGACCCAGATATGTTAATTGCATGGTTTGGTTCTAAGTTCGATTTACCTAAGTTGATTGAAAGATTGCATGCTAATGGTATAGACCCTAGGCGTTTATCTCCTTATCATAATGTTAAAGGAGTATTCTTTGAATCAGGTGAGGGTATTAAAATCACAAAGGCCGTAAGTAACTATTCTCCTGTTGAGCAACCAGTACGTGGAAGGCTTGTTCTTAATTTAGACCTAGCATTTGAAAGACAATGGAATGATTCACAAAGAGGGATGTTACCTTCATTGGCTTTAGACTATGTTTCTGAATTAGTGTTAGGAACTAAAAAACTAGTCAGTGAAAAGTTCCCAGACAAGAATGATTTCTTCCAAAGAGGATGGCTCGAAGATACTCAAAGATATTTAGATTATGCTAGGGTTGACGTAGAACTTCTAGTTCAGATTGATGATAATATGAATACGTCTGAATCTGTTATTGCATTACAGAGATTGCTCAAAGCACCCTTTGAAGCGTGTTTCTACGCAAGTAATATGGGTGGCATATACTTCATGCGTAACGCTTGGTGGAAAGCACCTACCGGTGAAAAGGGAGAGCGAGTTAATTATGAAGGGGCTATGATTTATGACCCTTCAACAGAAGGAACAAATGGCCTACATCTAGGCGTGGCAGCATTTGATTTTGCACAATTGTATCCTTCTATGATGATAGCAAGAAATATTAGTTGGGAAACTAAGAGTGCGACCCAGACAGAATTCTCTGTTAACATTCTAACACCTAGAGACTTTGGTGATTCAACTAAAGAAGACATGCGTTATTTTAAGACAGATAAACTAGGGCTATTACCTAGAGCCGTTTTAGAACTTAAAGAGTTAAGGGACGACTACAAGAAGAAAATGAAAGCAGCAACGACTAAAGAAGAACGAGTTAAATGGAACAGTAATCAACTTGCAGTTAAAAGATTGATGGCATCTTTTTACGGTATCACAGCATATCAAGGCTTTGGTTGGGCTGATGTAGATTTAGCCGCTAGTATAACTGCTAGTGCTAGAGAAGCAATTAGGTGTGCAGCATTTAAGGTGATGGAATTATGAAAGTAGTATACGGACACACGGATTCAATATATGTACAGATGCCTATGGATAGGGCTGAAGAAGTTCTTGCATTGCTTAATGTACATGTCAGAGAATACTTTCCTAATCTTCTAGGCTTAGAGGAACACCCAGTAACCTTAGAGTTTGAGAAATACTTTCAGTCTTTAGGTGTAGGATGTACTAAGAACAGAAACGCTGGTTTGATAACATGGAAAGATGGGGAATATCTTGATGAACTAGAATTCTCTATGACTGGATTTGCTGCTAAGAGAGTAGCGATAACAACGTTGGCTAAAACTATCCAGTTAGAAGTTCTCAATAGATGGGTTAATGAAGAAAGTGAGAGTAGTATAACTGCTTATCTCAAGGCAGAATACAATAGAGTATTGAATGGTGAAATTGAAGTGGAAGAGATAACCAACAGAAGCAGGTTTAGACCTGAGAGATTTCAGTACATGTGTTATTCTTGTAAAAAAGAATACACTATTACCGAAGCAATAGCGAGACATAAAGAATTTTCTAATTCCTTTTGTAGTAAATGTGGTAATGAGTTAGCACTAAAGACATTAGAAGGTAAACAACCTAGTATAGGTAGTGGAGTAGAAGGTGTTATTTGGTGGAATCAAACCTATGAAATACCTATAGATGAATCTTATTTCTATGTTAGGGTTACAGATGACCCTATAAGAAGTAAGTATTGTAATCCTATTACAGGAGTACACAAGAGACCGACATACATAGCAGCCCCAACTAAGGAGGCTATGCCAAAACACATCCCTGATTATAGACATTACTCAGATTCTATAATCAAGAAAGCAGAACCGATTTACAATGCTATGGGATGGGACTTAACTAAAATAAGAAATGATGTGAATCAAACAAAATTAGATGAATGGTGGTAATAAATATGACAGATGAATTAAGAGAGTTTACCTATAAATGGTTTCCAGAAAGATATGATAATGAAGACGAGCCGATTTTAAAGATAACAAAATCATCCTTTGGTACATTCCAATGGTGTCCGAAGAAGTATGAGTATAACTATATACATAGATTACCTCAATCAACTTCAGAGGCTATGATTAAAGGAACTGCTGTACATAACAGTAGAGAGGACTTCTTTAATGAGTTCGATGTGAAGAAAGCAGAGACTCTATCCTATCAAGAATTAGTAGAATATAACATGAGTCTACACCCGATAGATGGGTATAGTGACATGTATAAGATAATATCAACATTTGAAGCAGATAGGTTTTTGAAATCTAAAGAGGAAGATTCAGTAGAAGAGTATCTTCCTGTTGTTAATGAGATAATGTTGGATGCAGAGATAACTATCCCTCATTCTTATAACCCTAAATATATATTAGAGAGAGATTACGTTGTACACCTTCAAGGTATAATAGATAGAGTGTTTATACAAGATGGCAAATACATTCCTATCGAGTTAAAAACTGGGCCTTGGAAAGATTACAAGATGACTATGATGAGAAAAGAAATGGCCTTCTATAAGATGTTAATAGAGAACGCTACTGATGAGAGCCTAAAGAATGCTAATGTTAGTAGAGATATACCAGTAACCAATTGGGGTTGGTATTATCCTGCATCTAATTACATACATGTAGAGCCTGTAAAGAAGAGTAGTTACAATGCAGTAATGAATGGAATGGCACAACTGTTACATGCATATGAACGTAAAGAATTTACAGCCAAGTACTACTACAAGACATGTTCACATTGTAGTTTCTACAGTATATGTCCTGCTGCACAGGAGAGTGAATGGTTATGATTCATGAAGAAGTAATAAAACTATTAAATGGTAAAGAATGGACATTTAATGATATCAGAAACATTGAAGCAGTAGTTACAGATATGTCAAATGAGATATTTGGCATTTTAAGTCTTGAAGATAAAGTACAATTAATTTATACACTTAAGTTACCTGCTCTGCATGAAGAGATTAATACGTTTGATAGATTGTTTCACAAGATGGTTATGTACCAAATACAAGCAGTCGTGGCTGATATACTTAAAGAAGAATTAAACAACGCAAAAATAAATTTTAATAATAAAAATGAAGAGGATGATATAAATGAAATACCCAAGGGAAGTCTGGGCGGGGAGTCACTTAAAGGACGCTCCACAGATGAAGAGAGTAATAGTAAGAAATAAGGATGAGTTTTTAACATGGGTGAATGCCTTTAATGGTAAGATGAATTGTTATACTACTGTATACGATTTTGAACACTATGCCACTGACTCTAAAGTAGAGTCATCTTGTATAAAAGACAGGATGTTTTTAGATTTTGATGCTCATAATGAGCCATTAGAATCAGCATGGGTAGATTTTAAATTAGTGGTGGATATTCTTAAAGAAGGAGACATATCTAATAAAATGTATTTCAGTGGCAAAGGTTTTCATATAATAGTGATGGGTGGTAGGGCTGATGATATCAGAAGCATTCAAAGCAGTTTTACCGAGTTGGCTAAAGTTTGTCCTACCCTTGATAATACAGGTGTGCAGACTAATAGACTTAGGAGAATACCTAATACAGTCAATCTCAGTAGTAAAGGCCCGTATTATTGCATTCCTTTAACGACAGATGATATAGAGCAAGGGCTAACCTTTGTTTTAGATAAAGCAATGATTGGTAATCACCCTACTGTGACGTATGGAACTAAACCTATGTTGTGGAATAGAGTTAAATCTATGAAACTTTCAAATATAGAAGTAGTTGCTCCTAAGCCACCTGGAGAATTGCCAATTTTACCATGTCTCTATAACTCTATTATGGTAGAAAACCCAGGACATTATGCTAGAGTATATCTAGTTCAATGGTATAGAGATATATTATCTATAGGTGAAAGAGAGATAACTCCTGCTAAACAAGAGATAATAATTTCTATTATCATGGATGAAATTAAGTCAATAGTTGCACATGAAGACGTATGGTTAGACTGGGATGAAAAAGTAACCTTAAAGAATGTAAGGTGGATGGTATCTAAAGGGTATCATGCTCCTAGTTGCGATACTATATTAGTACCACAAGGATATTGTGTAGGTAAATGTTGGAGATACCCAGAATGATAGCAAAATTAATAATAGATAGTAGAGAAAACTCAGATTTGTATAGTGCAGTAAAATCAGAAGCGACTAAACTAAATCTGATGACTGAAAAACAATGGTTAGAAATTGGGGACTATGTGTTTCAAGACGTATGTTTTGAGGCAAAGTCTACTATTGACTTTCTCCAATCAATCATAAACAAAAGACTATGGAATCAATTAGATAACATGGATAGACACTATGAACATTGTTTTTTAATAATACATGGCTCATTACATGAGGCTATGAATTACCCAAAGTATGTTAATGTCAATATGACTGAACAATTAATAACGAATAAGTTCTATGGTGCTATTGGTAAGATTAGTTTAGATACTGATGTCAAAATATTTTGGGTTGAAGGGCCAAGGAAAGCAGCAAAGATAATGACTACGATATGTAAGATGCGACCCATCGAAAGAAATGTAATTAAACCAAGTTTATTAAAAAGAATCACAACCGATGACTTAAGAATAAACTTGTTAGGAACTATTAAAGGAGTTAGTGAAATGAAAGCACAACAGTTGATTGATGAGTTTGGTTCACTAATGGAAATAGGCGAAGCAGGCATAAAAGACATAACTAAAATAGACGGAATAGGAACAAAAACAGCAGAGCGCATCGTAGATGTATTGAATAGCGAAGATAGAGTGATAATATGAATAAGGAATTAAATAATGAAGATGAACTATACTACAATTTTATAGATAACGGAGTGCAGGAAGAGATACGTAAAGTATCATTACCTGCTGTAGCGGCTAGTTATACCGCAGATGCAGTTAAAGCATCTAATTATAATTACACACCGGCAACACTATCATTTTTTACAATGGTAGGCCAGTTAGTTAAAGACATGGTAGCAATACCTAGTGGTGCAAATATTGACGATACTCGTTTGCAGTTTCTTTGGCTACAAACATCGGGTACTGGCAAGTCAACATTGACTAATTGGTATCTACCTATTGTTAAGGAGACATTTAGGTTGATTAATGAAAAGCATGGTACAGCATTTGATTTGTTTGACATAACAGATTACACTGATGCAGCATTGATTGGTTCATTTGAGAGAAAGCGAGAAGAAGTTGAAGATGAAGAAGGTAGAACTAGAACAGTAGAAGTAGACATACAAGTTCCAGGCCAATTAGAAGGTGAAGGGTTAGCAGTATGGGATGAGTTTGAGTATTCTGGTATCTTTAAACAGTCTCAACATAAAGAGAATGCTATTGTTTATTTGAATACATTTATGAATACTCTACATGGAGAAACATGGATAATAACAAAGAAACTAAAGCAGGGAGAAGAAGCAATTGAATGTAAATGTACACGGTCTGTATATGCAACTTCATACATACCAAAGACACTGACTGCTGTTATTACAGAGAAGGGTGTTCTACAAAGATTGTTGACTTTTATTTGGGAAGTACCACAGGATGTACAGAAGAAAATGAGAAGACAGTTGATTGCCGACTTTGGAACTATAAAACCACAAGAAGCACCTAAACTAAAGTATGCAAATGCATTAGTGAAAATATATGAGTGTGTCAAAGAAAGATTTGATGAGGTTGGTGGCAACTCTCTCAATGTTATTCGTGTATCGCAAGATGCTAATGATGCCCTGCTCAGAGAATGTATTCTAATGGAAGAATATATTACGCATAGTAGGCCTGAAGTATTCAGTGCGGTTGAGACATTCATTAATAGGATATTAAAACACATACAAAAGTTGGCAGTATTGTGTTGTATAGCAGAAGCCCCTAGCATAAAAGACAAGAGTAAACGGTTTATTGTCACTCAGAAAAACGTACAACAGGCTGCATATTTAGTTCGACAATGTTATAAGAGTCTCGTATCATGGCTAGATGAAGCCCTTAGAGTAGAAAGGCAAGTGGTTTCAGAACAAGCCAATATAGGAGTATTTAAAGCACTATACACTAAAATGGATAAAAAAGACGGATGGGTACACAAAGCACTGTTATTACAAGAAGTCAGAAAACAGACTAAAAAGAGTCAAGCAACTGTATACAACTGGTGGAAGAAAGGTATAGAAGAACATTTTGAAGAAAATAGAATAGATAAAAGCGCATACGTTAAATTAAAGGAAGTTAAAACATGAGTTATGATGGAAGTAAATATGAATATAAGTTTCTTGTATTCAATATAATAAATGGCCCTAAAAATATGATAGACAATCTTAATGCTGAAGGTGAAGAAGGGTGGTCTGCATATGATAATCTTTCAATAGGTGAGAATAGTATTGTTACATTCTTGAAGAGAGAGAAGATAGTTAAAATTATTGAACCTAAAGAAGAAAGGGAAAGGACACTAAGTACATTATGGGGTGGCAATAGTGATTAAACTTATTATTCAACTAGCACTAATAATCCCATTGGCATTAATAGGAGTGTGGATTGGATGAGTAAAGTAGTAGCAATAGATATTGAGACTAAGAACTTCTCCAATGAGATTGGTGGTTGGTCTAATACACACATGTTTCAACCATCAGTAGTTTGCACATGGGATGGAAGTGTAGGTACTGTCTATGTAGAAAAGGAACTAATGAAATCATTAGATGATTTACAGAAAAGTGGCACTGTAATAAAGACACTAAGGGAACTAAAGTTTGACTTAGATGATTTACATAAGGAAGGTGGCATACTATTAGGACATAATATAGCAGCCTTTGATTTACCTGTATTAAGAGATGCAATGGATATTTATTGTATCAACAAATACTTCAATACAAAACAGTATTTGGATACCAGTAGAATGGTTAGTTCAGTATCAGGACAAAGATATAGTTTAAACAATCTAGTGCAACACACACTAGGTTCGGAGAAAATAATGGATAGTGCAGATGCACCTGTTGTTTGGAAGGCCGGCGGCTATAGAGAAGTTGCTGAATATTGTGTAAAGGATTGTCAATTAGTATATGACTTATGGAGACATGGTAAAGATAATGGCTTCGTTAAGGGGTATTCTATTGATGATGAAGAAGAAAAGAAAATGGAGGTTGAGTGGTAATGGTAGGTACAGTAGAAGTAATATTGTGGTTCGTTTTTATCCTTGTGATAAGTTTGCTATTCTTTGCTGCGTTTAGTTCAGATAAAGTATCTAACCAAACAATTGAAGAGTACATGGAAAATCTAATCAACGAGGAACAAGAACGTGGCACTTAGGGAACAGTGTAGTAATTGTGGGGAAGAAACAGTACCTAGAAGAATACTAGGTTTTTATGTAGGTTCTTCGCAGAGGCTCAAGATTTGGGAATGCCGAGAGTGTAACGCTCTATGGTCTGAAAAAGTCTTGGCTTCTGCGGAGGCCTACTGATTTTTTTTTGTGCAAAATTCAAAAAACACAAAAAGTAATAAGACCTATCGGTTTAATTCATCTGGTTTTAGAAATAAATAAGTTCTTAAGTGTTATAACTGGGGCGAGCCGTTATGCTCCTGACATCGAAGATTGCTTTGAGGCCGGTGTTTGGATGGCTAGTCAATCAACCAGTTGTCTTAAGTTTTCTATACCTTTTTACAGATGACCCAATATACTATTATCAGGGTGTTGCATTACCTCTTGCACTATGTTCAATACTATGGTTGATACCATGTTATCAATGGTATGAAGAACATATTGAAATGTGAACTATCGGCTATTCTCAATGTCTATCATAACCACCATTTCCCTTCCCAAGGCCCAGATGTTTTCTGTTCTAATGATACCTTTAACATTTCCATAAAAGTATACAGTTTAACGTCCTTTACGTTGCCTGTCTTATAGTATATATCTTTAGGAATCAGTAATTCTTTTCCTGTTGCTACGTCTATAACAAAAGAATCGTTTATTAGAATAAAAGCATGGCCGTATTCTATACCCTTTACATTATTACCTACACCAGTTACAGTAGCGTGTGCTAATTTAGCACTATCACCCATTTCGTGTCCTTTTGTTGTCATCCAGTCATAAGCATCACGGTAACAAGTACCGCCATCTTTCTCACCTTTAATGATATTATACCAATTCATTAAATCACTCTACAATACTTGTTTGTGTCTGTGGAGTATGTATTCTACCTAGCGGGTGACTACTAAAGAAAGTAGGTTGTGCCGGATAATATTTACCATAACCAAATGGTTTATCTCCGTCTAAATAAGTTTCTAAATCTTCAGGGAAGTCTAGTAGTGCTTGTCTATATACTGTTAACTGTGTTTGTCTAGCAGTAGTTAAGGCATTAAATACTAAAGGTTTACTTTGATACCAATCTACAAAGGTTTCCATAACCCAATTTCTACCTGCTCTTACCATATCCCATAGTTCTGCATCTGTTGGTGCAGGGCCATATTTATATCCGTCTTCATTATATTCTGTCATTTAATCACCTCAACTTAGTTCAAATCTAAATGTAACTCTTACTCTACCTATTTGGTTTAGAGAACTATAAGTTGAACCAGCCGCATCATGTAATGTTAAATTGAATGTATCTGCATCTGCAAAAGAAACATCAGGAGTAAAACTCTTTTGAACATGTGCTCCACCACTACCACTCATATTAAATGTATAATCTGTGGCAATTTCTGAACCGTTTTTATCAATTCTTATTTTGAAGTTATTTGAGCCAACCTCTGCTCCTACATTTCCTATCCAAAAGTGCATTTCTTTAAGAACACATGCTTTAGGTAGGATTACTTCTGTTCCTATTGTTCCTGAATCCGTGTTAGTATTGTTATTCATACCTGCACCGAAAGAGAATCTTTTACCATTTCTAAGTGCATCAGTAAAGTATTGGTCGTTCCATTCAGCAACCATATAGAAATCACTACTACCACCACCACCACCGGCATTTGCATCAACATATGCTTTTACATTTCCTTGAGTGCATAATTTAGTATCTGATGTACCTAGAGAATCATTGTTTTCAATTGTAGTGACTCTTACTCCACTGCCTCCTATTCTGAGACCGCTATCGGTCAAGTCTAATCTAGTTGTATTATTTGTTTTGAAAGTTTGAGTATCTGTTCCAAAAGTCATGTTGTTGTTAGTGTCATTTTGATGAATAATACTTGTACCTATTGTCACTGACCCTGCTGTTACATAATTAGCCGCAGTTAATGTTCCTGAAGTTGTATCGCTGGCATTATTCTTTAAGAAAGCATCATCTACATTGAAAGTAGTACCACTCAAAGTTAGATTAGTACCGCCTGAATAGGTTGTATTAGTATCAGTATTAGTAATTGCTCCTGACGCAGCACCAAGATAACCCCATTGTGTTGCTGAGATTGTTGAAGAACCTATGTTTTTTAATTGAGTAATTTCTCCTGATGCTAAATCATCGGTGAGGGCGTAATTGTTTGCACTAGCAGCAATAGCATCCAATTTAGTTTTTAGTGTAGTAGTAAAGTTCTGTTGTGTTAAGCCACCTGCACCAACCGAATATGTGGTATTAGTGTAATTATTAGCATGAACCGTTCCTGCACCATCAACCGTTAAATCAACAGTAGCGGTAGCCGAGGCAGCAATAGCATCCAATTTAGTTTTTAGTGTAGTAGTAAAGTTTTGTTGAGTCAATCCACCAGCACCAACAGAATAAGTTGTATTAGTCGGTGTAGCCCAAGTTAATCCACCTGTATTACCAGATTGTTTCGATAAGAATTGACCATTACTACCAGTGTTTGAAATCTTTAGATTTGCTTCATCAACTACGCTACTTGCTATTGTTAATGCTGTTGCTCCTGTAACTTCTCCGGTATGTGCTGTGTGGCTAAATGCTGTACCTGAAAGTGTAACGCCTGAACCTGCACTATATGTTGTGTTAGTGTTTGTTGTCTTTGCACTCCAACTAAATGAACCATCTGCATCCGAAGTTAAAACATATCCTGATGTTCCATTGCCAGAAACATTCAGTTGGTCTGCACCTATACCATTATCAGAAATCTTGAAAGTTAAATCGAATGGGTCTTCATTAGAACCAGGAGATACATCTGTAAAGTTTATGTCAAGACCAGCACCTTCAACAAACTTTAACTCTCTATTATGAGCCATAGTAACTTGTGTACCATCTCCATCATGTATGTCAAAGGTGGTTAATTGATTAGTGTTAGTGTTAGTAGTGTAACTAGGAGTAGCCCATACAGCAGTTCCACTTGAAGTATATTTCAAGAATTGGCCAGAAGCACCACCAGTAGGAATATGTTTGTTACCTGCTGTTGTTGGATGAGTGTAAACAGTATTGGGTGTTGTAACTGAACCACCTAAAGATATTGCTACACCGTTAATTGTTACACTACTATTAGTTAATGCACTATTAGCAATGTTGCTTAGAGTATTATTACTTGCATTAATTGTTTTATTGGTTAGAGTTTGTGATGCTATTAATTGCACAATGTTACTATTTGTAATAGAAGTAATCTTAGTAGCGGTGGCCGCATTTCCAGTTGTACTCTGATTAGCCGTAACATAACTGTAAGATAATATCTTATCTTGTATTGCAGCAGATGTCATCAGTTCAGTATTAACATCGTTAAACCCACTCCCTGAATCTTGAATAGTCGCAATCGCAACTGTTCCTGAATCCGATTCATCAAAAGTCCAATTACCTGTTGTGGTAAAACCGGCAGCAGTAATTACACCCGAAGTTGCATCATTGGCATTATTCTTTAAGAAAGCATCATCGACATTTAATGTGTTTCCACTTAATGTCATATTAGTCCCTGCTGCTCTTTGGGTGTTAGTGTCCGTGTTAGCAGAACTCAAAGTTACTGCATCTCCACTTGTAGTAATAGTCATACCACCAGCCGCTACTAATGTTAGAGTATCAGTTGCTGAATCAGCCGCAGCAGTTGTTTGCCCACTTACTGCTACATTGCTGAAAGCATTCTGATTGTTCTCTCCGCCAGCACCCGCCGCTATCCAAGTAAATCCTGTTGTAGCGTGGTCATAACTTAAAAGATAATTATCTTGACTTGAGCCTGGTGTGTTAGTAGCCTTTAATTTTGGTTCTAATATTGAGTTATCTGCAATCCTTGCAGCAGCAAAAGTACCACTTGTAATTTTAGACGTTGCTAAACTTGGTATTCTTGCATCTGCCAAAGCACCACTTGTAATTTTAGATGCTGCTAAACTTGGTATTCTATCTACATGGAATGACCCACTGGTTACTTTGGATGCTCCTAAACTAGGTATTCTAGCATCTAAAAAAGTACCACTGGTAATCTTTGAAGTAGCAAGGTTTGGTATTCTAGCATCTACTAAAGTTCCACTTGTTATCTTTGATGCTGCTAAAACAGGGATATGTGATGCTGAAAGATTCGGTGTAAATGTTGTACCGGATAATGTTAATCCACTACCTGCTGAATATGTCGTATCTTGTGTTGGTATTGTAAACGTAGCGTTTGGTATAGTTACTGTTTTATTACTGGTAGCAACAGCAGATTTTAAAATCATATCAATGTTGTCACTATTAACTCCTTCAAACACTACTCCATTAGATACAGAAGTAGTTAGTACATTGGCAGTAGTTGTAGTGCCTGTTACTATTACATTTCCAGGGAAAGTAGTGGTTGTTCCATCATCACCTATCTGTAATGCAGTACCAAAACCGCTAGCAAGTCTAGTCTTTAAAACAGACTCAGAAACGTTAACATCAGTGTTAGTTACCTTAGCATTGTTAGCAGTAATATGGTCGCGCTGCGTAGTTGTAATACCTACCTTTGCTGTATTGGCAGATATAGCAGAAGTCTGTCCTGAACTTATTCCTGTCTTTGCAGTATTGTTACTTATAGCAGTGGCTTGAGTGGATGTTATACCCGTTTTGGCTGTATTATTAGAAATAGCAGTCGCTTGTGTTGATGTTATTCCTGTTTTAGCCGTGTTAGTATTAACTGCTGATGCGGCAGTAAAACTTATTTTATCATTATTAGCAGTTATATGACCTGCTTGAGTAGAGGTTATTCCTGCCTTTGCATTGTTAGCAGTTATATGACCTGCTTGAGTAGTTGTTATGCCTGTTTTAGAAGTATTAGCAGTTATAGCACTAGACTGGCTTGAAGATATACCTGTCTTTGCGGTATTAGCAGTAATGGCAGAAGTCTGTCCTGAAGTTATACCTGTTTTAGAAGTGTTAGCAGTAATGGCAGATGTTTGACCACTTGTTATACCTGTTTTTGATGTGTTTGCTGATATAGCGTTTGATTGAGCAGTAGATATACCTGTCTTTGCTGTATTAGCCGTTATAGCAGATGATTGACCACTTGTTATTCCTGTTTTAGCGGTATTGGTAGCAATAGTATTAACAATAGAAGATGTGAAATTGACGCTAGTTAACCCATTATTACCTACTGAATATGTAGTATCATTATCAGCAGCCCAACTTAAGTTACCAGAACCATCATTCTTCAATATAGTATTAGCACCGCCTTGTGCAGCAGGGAGTGTGATACCGTAACTTGCTGTTATAGTAGCATGAGGTATTATTGAAACAAAATGAGATTCATCTGAATCAGCAAATGATATTCCTTCTCCTTGAGCATTAACAATAATTTTCTTTTGTGTAGTTATGTCTGTATCTCTAAAAGATGCTACTAGAGTTCTACCACCACTACCCGCAGTAGATGTATTTCCATAAATATGAACTTCTCCGTTTGCTGCTCTATTTTCTATTGCTACTGTATTGGAACTAGCAGTCATAAAGTTTCTAGCAGTACCTCCAGAGTCTACATATTGGAATACAGCCTCTCCACCACTAGCACCGCCTTCTGTTTGAAAATCAAACTTCATAGAACTTGGCCCAATTGTAACACTAGCGTTAGCCGAATCAGTATCTTTGAATAAGAAACTTCCTTGTGCCTTTTCAAATATTAAATCAGCATTACCTATTGCCTTTATTTTATGGCCATTAGCATCTAAATCTCCACCTAATTGTGGTGTAGTATCCGCGGCTAAACTTGATATACCGCCTGATTCAGATGGAGGTACAACCCATGTTCCATCTTGTCTAAGATACTTATTAGCATGTGTGCTATTACCACTCGCAACTAAACCAGAAGCATAACTGTTACTTGCTCCCATTACTGAGTATTGAGTGTTAGTATAATTGTTTGCATGAACTACACCTGTACCATCTGACGTTAAATCAACAGGTATTGAAGTATTACCTGCTAACGCATCTCCTGAGCCTGAGCCTACTGCAAGATTGCTTGTTCCTGCTCCAATATCTGACCTTGCTTCTGCATCTGTTCTTGTGGTAATAGTATGTGCTCCAGTATTATCAGTTACTATTTTCAAAAACTTTGTTTGGCTATTACCTAAATTACTTACCCCTAGTAATGCTTTACCCAAATTAGTTGCTCCAGATAATTGGCTGTTACCTACCGATATTGCTCCTTCATGTTGAGTTACACTTGCTTGTGAAATTTCAGAATTAGCCCAAGTTCCAGAATTATGAACGTAAGTTTTACTGATGGCAGTCCCTTGCCAATTTCCCGTAGTTATTGTTCCAACCGTTGTTAATGATGAAGAAGTTACTCCACCTGGTAATGCATTTCCTGTTAATGTACCTGCTGCTGCTGTAACAGTTATGTTAGAACCACCGTGGAATGATACACCATTAATTTCAACAGGTTCATTTAGTCGGCTTGCAACAGGTACGACAACCTTCCATCCATTACCACTAGTACCTGTTGCAACTATGCCACTAATTCCTACTGCATTAGCCCTATACTGTTTAATTTGTTCTTCTACAACTCCATTAACAGTACTAGTTCTAAACCATACATCACCTATTGTAACTGATGTTGGTGGGGTGTCAGCATAGAATACTTTTGGTTTAGCACTATTCGATGTTATTGCGGTTGCTTGTCCAGATGTAATTCCTGTTTTACCTGTATTCGTAGAAACCGCAGTTTCTAAGTTACTGATGTTTGGTATTTCTATTGTTCCTGTAAGAGTAGGATTATTAAACATAGTTGCCTTACTTTCATTGTCAACATTACCTAAACCAACATTAGCAGCAGTAGTTCCAGCCTGAATAGAAGCAGCACTTACATTAGTTACACTTCCTAATCCTACCATACCCTTTGTTATGCCTCCCACAGTTCCTGTAAAAGTAGGAGAGGCTATTGTAGCCTTCAGATTTAATGCCGTTTGTTGAGCAGTAGATACAGGTTTAGCACTATCAGCAGTATTGTTTACACTTCCTAATCCTACATCACCAGCCGAAGCAGCACTAAGAGTGTCTGATTGAATAGTTGCTTGGCTTGCGTTGGTTACACTTCCTAATCCTACATCACCCTTTACTAATCCTAACGCTCCTTTACCTATTGATACTGCAACCCAATTACTACTACCTGTTGCTGATGCTCTATACATCTTATTATTATCATTTGAATCAATCCATAAATCTCCAACAGCAGTAGCAGTAGGAGCATTATCAGCAACAAAAGTTTCAGTCTGTCTTGTGTTTGCTACATTACCTAAACCAACATCTGATGCACTCGCAGCCGATAAAGTATCCGATTGAATAGTTGCTTGACTAACATTAGTTACATTACCAAGACCTACATTTTCTGCTGTTGTACCTGCTCTCATAGCGGCAGTAGTTATATCTGAAACATTAGTTAATCCTACCATTGCTTTAGTAATACCACCTACTGTACCTGAAAAAGTAGGGCTTGCAATATTAGCCTTTAATGCAATAGCAGTAGCAGAAGCGGAAGAAACGGGTTTAGCAGAATCAGAAGTATTTTCTACATTACCTAAGTCTACATCTGATTTAGTAATTGCAGCAATAGTAGCAGATTGAATAGCAGATTGACTAACATCTGTTACATTACCTAAACCTATGGTGGTTTTATTGATAGTAACTTCTACCCATTCACCTGCTGTAACAGCATCAGAACCAACACTAGCAGCATGATATATTTTATTATTATCATTAGTGTCTATCCATAAATCTCCAACAGCCGTTGAAGTAGGTATTGCATCTTGCTTGAATGTTTTAGTCTTGGTAGCCATTTGCGTTACAATAGTAGCAGCAAAATCATCATCGTCATTTAATGCTTCTGATAATTCAACTAATGTATCCATACTATCTGGAGCACCACCAATCAAAGCAGTTATTTTAGCCTGTGCTAAAGTATTAATTTGTGCATCAGTTCTAACTGTTTTTACTGTGTTTGCATCAACTGCACTTTTCAAGTCACTAATTCCAGGAAGGACTATTGTTCCTGTTAAAGTAGGATTAGTAAACATAGTTGCTTTACTTTCATTAGTTACACTACCCAAACCAACATCACTAGCAGTAGTATTTGAATTAAGTAAGGTGGTTAGTGCTGTTAATCCTGTTCCACCTCTTACAGCAGGTATAGTTCCAGTAGTGATTTTACTAGCATTCAAATTAGGCACGTTAGCCTCTACTATTTCTCCTCTAATAACAGCAGATGTTTTATTTTCTACATCTGGTAATCCAATATTTGCTTTTGTTGTACCTGCTCTGATATCGGCTGCACTTAAGTTAGTTACATTACTTAATCCTACATTAGAAGCAGTAGTGCCTGAACGAATATCAGCAGCAGAAAGGTTAGTTACACTGCCTAGTCCTACATTAGAAGCAGTAGTACCTGCTCTAATTGTTGCTGTGGAATCATTATCTACATTTGCTAGACCAACTGTTGTTTTATTGAACCCAACTAAAACCCATTCTCCTGACGCAACTTCATCTGCTCCTACTGATTCAGAAACATACAATTTATTGTTATCATTAGTATCATACCATTGGTCGCCTATTGCGGTTGCAGTAGGTGGCTCATTTTGTTTGAATGTACTTATTTGCTTTTTATTCAATACATTTCCAAGCCCTACATCTGACGCACTAGCCGCAGATAACGTAGCAGACTGTATTGCTGATTGGCTTACATTAGTTACATTTCCTAATCCTACATCCGATGCACTAGCAGCAGAAAGAATATCTGTCTGTAATGTGGAAGATGACTTATTATCTACACTACCAAGCCCTACATTTGCTTTAGTAGTGTTTGTATTTAATAGCGTAGTTAATGCTGATAATCCTGTACCTCCTCTATTAGCAGGTAATATCCCCGTAGCGATTTTACTAGAATCTAAATTAGGTATGTTGCTCGCTATTATTTCACTTCTAATTGTAGCAGATGATTTATCGTCTGCATTAGGTAGCCCTACATCTTCTTTAACAAAGGACATAGCGGATTTTAATTGTGCATATGTTAATCCTTTTACATGATTAGTACCTGCTAATAATACATCATTAGTAGCAACTAATTCTTCTAACTTTAATGTATTAGTATTTGCTTTACCAAAAGTTAATGCATTTTGTTTAGCATTCCAAGTACCTGATGATGCAATAAAAGCATCACCAAGATTACCTGAAGTTATTAATCCAGCAGACATATTTGGTTGTGTACCTGTTAATTGTGTATAGTTTACAGATGCCCCAGATAAAGCAAGAGTACCTGTCGTAGAAGGAAGAGTTAGAGTTGTTTCTGTACCTGATACTGTTTTAGTAATAGTACCTTCTTTATTAATTCTGAGAGTTTCAGTGCCATTATTAACCGCAGAAAATTCAGAGTTTAGTTTATCCATTCCTAAAAATTGTATCTTTCTACCTGTTACATTGTTACCTAATGCTTTTGATATTTGTACTGCTGCAACAGGGATATCTCCTAGAAGTGGTAATGCTCCATCTACAATTGTTGCGCCTAATGCAGTGCTTCCTCTAAACGCTATTGTATTATTAAGAGCAATTACAATTAAACCAAACCAATCATTTGAGGCGTTCTTAGCCCATGTTGGTTCTTGAGCAGATACAGCAGAAAGAGTACGGTATTTACCATCTCTAAAATATTTAATTTCGGTCAAAGCATATGTGCTATATGTAGACCCCGTACCAATCGTTATGTTTCCACCAGAAACTACGAAGCAACCAGCACTAGCAATATTCAGCGTGTTAATTAAATTAGCGTTTAAGGTATCTGTTCCATCCTTTAGTCTATCATCAGCGTTAGTATTAGCACTACCGGTAATGGCAGATGATAGTGTACTGATAAATTTCGGGTTATTAGGCATTATGCCAACTCCATTCTAAAGGTAAAACTAATAGTTTCACTTGCGGCGAGTGGGCCAATAGGCTTAAAATTAACTCTACTTAACATAGTACCTGCATGGTTAAACAGGCCAATTTCCGATATTACATTAGATGCTAATTCTGCACCTGTTAAGGTTATGTCGTAAATTAATGTCTTACCTACTCTTGTTGGTGACACCTCCTTCTTATATGTAGAATCTCCAATGGCGACACCGCTAGTTGATGTTAATATGCTTCTATCTAAAGTAGTCTGAGATGTAGAAGTATTATCTCCCCCGTCACCAATATCAATATATTTAAATTGGTTAGCGGCTATTGCTAAATCTAATAATGCTTTTTTCCCTGCGTCTACTATCATAACTATACCCCTGATGATGTCCCTGATGATTGTGTGCCGTAACTAATGTTAGAAGAATACCCAATAGGTACACCATAACCCATACTGTTACCGATGCTTGAAGTTATTATATATGTTAACGATTGTTCTCTAATTGTAATTACATCTCTAATAAATTGAGTTCTTAATTCTACGGTACTGTTTGATGTAAATAGATTTGTGAATCCATCATCTTGACTTGAGTGTAGTTCTGTTAACCTTTCTGCTATTGTTTTACTAAAAGTGCCTACTGTTATATTGGCTATTTTGGCCATTGCATCTTCTATCTCAAATACAATATAATCATCAGCAGGTATGTTATGGTTAGGGAAATCTAATGAAATTAAATCTCCTGGCCTCATGGTTTCATACCCTTTTCTTTGCATTTTTAACGTGATTTTCTTTGCCGGTGTGTTATGTAGTTCTAATATCTGCTCGGCCTTAACTTTTGCTTCTTTAACATCCTTTATATTTGAATCTATATGCTTCAATGTAATTGTGTTATCAGCATAGGGGTCTTCTATACTAGCCTTAACGTTGTCCCCTATAACTATTACTTTTGTTGCAGTATCAAAAAGGCTCTCATTATTTTCTACGGAGATTAAATTAGCCCCTGTATTATACTTTAAAGAAAACTTACGCTTTGTACTGTAATTATCTATATCCTGTAAATCAATTTTGTTATTATTAAAGGTGTACTCTAAACCTGCTTTAGCGGCTAAGAAATTAAGGCTTTTAAATACCGTACTTTCATTAAAATTAGTAGTTAAAACGAATGGTTTCTTTGTATATAATGTTAATTCATCATATGTAGAAGGGGTATGATATAAATCATATGTTCCATCTCCATCCATATCTTTGATTGTTATTATTTTACTGCTTATACTTGCTATCTGCCCTATGAAATTAGCATCCTGTGTATAAATAAAATCATTATTTACCAGTCCCTTAGCATTATCAACTAAAGTTATTTCTGAACCGCTAACTGACTCTACAATATTTCCAGTATATGTTACATTTTTATCTTTTAAATCAATGTCTACATCATTTTCCTCTAATATTTCTTCTATCGCAGTAGTTGCATCTGTACCAAATGACACACTTACTCCTAAATGTAATTTAGTTGGTGTATTTGTTATCTGTGACGGTGATGTAATAGTAAATACTTCACCAAAAGAAACCATACCTATACCATTTAAACTACCATCATAATTAAATCTAATTTTACTATCGCCTGATAATCCTAAGTCAACGTTCAAAGATTTTCTTTCACTATTTTTACCATCAGTAACATAACAATCATATGTTTTTCCATGAGTAAACAATGTTTCTACGCTAGATACATCTCTTCTTTCTACATAATTATTAGCAGTATCTATATCAGCAAGTAAGTGCATTGAATATACACCCTCGCTATATTCATTACCTATACCTGCACCACCTGTTAATAGATTAGAAGTATCTTTGTTATACTGCAATCCTGTATCATACATTTTATTAATATCAAAATATTCAGGTGTATCTTTAAATGTAGTATCTGCTACTCTCATTAATCTAAAAGTAGCACCATGAGCACTAATAGTTAATGCTTTATCTAACACAATAGAATGTTGTGTTCTAGTTACACTATTAGCACTTACAGCAGACACAGAGTGAGATGATATTTTACCTATGTATACAGGTGTTCCCTCACTGTCTGTACTACGTAAAACAACCTTTGCACTTTGAATATGAGAAGGCGGTGTACTGATTAAGTCTGTTGCTAATGAATCTGTTGTATCTGTTACAGAAGTATAATCTCTAATAAGCCCAGTTAAAATATTTCCAGTCTTTCCTGAGTATGATATAATCTCATCTGAAACAAATGTACCTCTCGAATGAGTAAAAGTACCATTAACAGAAATAATTCCCTTATTAGGGAATAGAGTACCATCATATAAAGTCATACTGGTAGAAGTACTGGACATTGAACTAGCAAGGGTATTAGAAGCATTTATTGGTAAACTACCTTCATTTGTTTTATCAGACACTAAATAATAACCTGTTAAATTATTTACAAATGCTAACCAGTTATGTATAGAGTTATCATTCATATGAAATGTTAACGTTGACCCTGATAACGTTGCTCCTTTAGAAGCAAGAGTATTACCAGTAACACCAAGAAGATTAATCTTAGGTTTTAAATACATTTGAGCATTAAATAATTCACCACTATTTACATCATTAGCCTGATGGTGACTTGTTCTACTTGCCGCTGTTCTACCTTCTTCATGGGCAAGTGGTCTTTGTATCGTTCTAGTCCCAACAAATGCTGCATTTTTACCTTTTCTTTTAATCATTACATTTGGGCCATGTTGGTCTTGGTCATTTTCCGCAGTTGAAGGGTCAAACGCTGTATACTCAGTTAAAGAAGCCAAATCTAAAGGAGCACTTGAATCGTCTAAATTGTATTCCATAGCATCAAAACTGTTTTGTATATCTCTAAAGAGAGCAGTGCAATTATCATATACATGCCCTGTACCCATAAGATACTTTCTTGGTTTATTTGTTTGCCCTGACACACTAGACGCAGAATCAAATGTTTCTTGTGCTAATGCAGACATAACTCTGGATATATGGTAATAAGGTGGAGCAGCAATAGTAGAACCACTAGTACTACTAGATTGGTCATGGAAGTTAGACCTCTGATATTCCCATTGTTCGGTATCATGCCATGCAGATATAGCATAGTTTTTCTTATTTGTAGAGTTTTTATTTCTATCTACTCTTGATATTAAAGGCATTAATACATTTTGAGGGTCAAATGCTCCTGAAAGTATATTATAATCAAAATAATCTTTATCTATTGGTTCTCTAGCAAGATATACGTTAGTCATTTTTATGGAGTCTTCTGCTAATGAGTCTATACCATTTCCTGTATCTGAATAAAGATTGAATGGCATTAATCCAGGCCAACGATGGTTTAGAATTGGAATGTTATTAGGTGCACCTAGACTCAAGGTGTTTGATAAAGTAGTTGTAGATTCTTGTCGCAATACATATAGAGGCATATTAGCACTAGACTCTGCCAATAGCAACCAGTCACCAGATGGTGATATGGGTGATGAGCCATATGTAGATACATTAGATGTTCCTTTGTATATTGCTATTATGTTTCCACTTGCAGCATTATACAGTATATCATTAGGAACAAATGTAACTGTTTGTCTATTAGAGGTAGATGGTGTATTAGTGTCTGTCTTAAAGAATAACTCTCCTTCATTATAATCTGTATCTACATATGTAATTGCAGCACCATTCCCTGTGGTTGGTTGAATTGGTTCACTAAATCTCCAATATTGAAAATTAGGTAACGTAGGTATCTTAGATGTTTTAGGCATATTTTCTGCGTCTACTGGATTAAAATGCCAATCATATGTTGCTTCTACTAATCTCATTACACCCCATCTTTTTATTGCATTACTTGTTATAGAAGAAGCATTTATTTTAGCAGTTTGAAAGTTACTATCTTTAGATAATACTTCTTTTGTATCGCCTGTATAATTAGTATGGGTTACTGTGTTACCCGTTGTTTCTGGCGTTTCCAGTAACATACCATATGACGAGAATGATTTGGCACTGTAACCAATATGATTATGTCTTAATTTAGATTCAGGATATATATCCCCAATTGCCATTAATTCATAGTTTTTTACCTTGGGGTCTATGTTTATTAATTTAACACTACCATTAGTGTGTACAGAAGTAGGGCCGTCACCTGCTAACATAGATGGTGTTAATTTTAAATTGCCAGCATTTGTATGGCTAGAACCACCACTCATATCACCACCTGCATATACTAAACTATCAACAGTAAGACCATTAATGAATTGTCTTGGTGGTGTTATCTCAGAATTATCTGATAGTTTAAATGGGTAGTTTGAGATATTATCTTTGTAAAACTGTGAGTAGTTAGCATCTATAATGTTACTGCCTTCTATAGGCTGTGTTCCTTTAGTTAACAAAAGGTCTAACTCTGCTGTGGTATATGATGAGCCATCATACCCTTTGATACTATATGCTGGAGAAGCAGCCATAATAGGTAACGCATTTAATTCATTATAGATAGAACGATGTGAGTCATTTATGTTAACTTTAGACAGTGTACCTGATGTAAACTTTTGTAAATCTTGATATCTAAATGTTAAATCGTGGGTATAATTAGCACCAGTATGTTCATAATTTAACCTGTGTATAAATCCTCCATTTGGGATATTCCTATTTAAAAAATATAAATATGCGTCATTCTCTTGACTGAACCTAGTATCGCTAGGGTTTTTCTCTATGCTTGCTAATACAACTGGGAAGTTAGGAGCAACTGTCAACGTGGTGTCTGAACCTGACTGTTCAGTTATATCTAAAATACTATAATAATTATGTGAAGAAGGAATCATTTTATTTATTTCTGTTACTATGGGAGTACTTTCATCTCCTATCTTAAATGCAAACTTAGAATCATTGTTTTTAATTCCTTTAACTTCAGTTACATCAAACCCTAATGATTTATTTTCATGGTAATTACCATTAGAAGAAGAATAGGAAAGGTTCTTTGTTGATTGGCTTCTATCAGCAGCATACGTTAATTCATCCCCATCAATAAATACCATTCCTTTATCTCCAGCAGATATTAAATCTGTCGGATTAGACGAAGCAGTAGGGTTTACACTTAATGCTTTAAATCCAGTTAGCATAAATTTGTTTGTAGTGTCGTTACTAAGACTAACTGCCTTTATATTTCCAGGTGTAGATAGGTAAATAAGTGAGTTATCCATCATTGTTACTGTGTTTCCAGATATACTGTTTACCTCTCCTATTAATTCCATTGTTGCATATTTAAATAATAAATCATATTTCTTGAGACTACTAGCAGCAGCACTAGTAAATTGATTGCTTGTAGTTATTATATTTCCTGCTACTGCTATTGTTAATGTTTTAGTAAACATAGGCACTAGACTAGAATGAAGTACATCGCTAGTATATTTTAGATTTTTATTTATAGTATTATTCAATAGTTTAGATAGTCTATCTCTACCTGATATTTTGTATGTTATCATACCTCCTTCGTTTCTAGGTTCAGTATTTTCGACTGTGCCATTGAATACTTCTTCGTCTATTGCAAAATTGCCAATTACATAGTTAATGAATGAAGGATTGTTCGTAGCAGATATAGAACTAGGAATATAAAATTGCTTATTAGGTTCTTTTAGTTGTATTTGGTTATTAATAGAATTACCATAATCAATAGGTATATCTAATCCAGCAAACTCTCCAGATAAAAAGATTAATTTGTTATCATTCAATGTAGACTTTTCTTTTGATATAGTATTTCCATTGATGGTTAGTCTTTTGAATGTATTACTAACATAATGGGCTTCAGTATCAATAGGTAAATCCCCAACAAGTGCACCATTCCAATTATTAATATAGATAGTGCTTGCTGTAAATGTAGAAATAGATGACATATCAGAATAAATTAACTCTCTATCTCCTTTAGATTTATTTACTGTTAATGTCTGGTTCTTATTAGTTACACTAGGGTTAGCGATAGCGGATACCATATATGATACATCTTTAACTATAAGTGCATCTCCTACTTTAATAAAATCATCATCTCTACAATCAAAGTTTTCTCTTATTTGATTTAATGTGATTTTGTATCCTCCTACACTACTACTTGTTGCTGTATATGGTAATTTATATAATCCAATTATACCTGTCTTTAATGGGTTTCTAATAATTAATGGCATATTTTTCTTAAGTTTTAAGAACTGAACACCGGCTTGGTCAAAAGTAGTTACTTCAGCAAGTTGAGTCGCCTTATTTCTAGGGTAGTTAACCACGGTATTTATTATAGAAGTAACTCCATTGTTCTTTAAATTAGAAGATTGGTAATGCATGTATTTTATCGGGCCTGTTAAGTTAGCATGAACATGAGTGTAATTAACATTATTACTATAATTAGCATGATTAGAGTTTCTATCATGTGCATTTCTTAACAGGTTAGGAAATGCTAATTTCCAACTGATAGGGTCAAAAGCACTAGCAGAATCAGTCTCATAATTTGTTTCTGCTTTATCCTTTACTTTCTGGTTATCTACTATTACCGCATCTAATCCTTTTGACCCAATATCATTAATTATAGTCCCGTATTCAGGTTCAGTTAAGAACACACTTTGGCATACTGTTCTCCCGTAATATATAGTTGCAGCAGACTGTCCTCCTGTAACATCAGTAGCAGTAGGAATGTCATATTTTACATCGTCTAATGTAGGAGTACTATTATGATAGGTAACTAAATTTCCTAGATTCTTTTTTACCCCTCCTATATCGGCCCACACAGTGTGACCATGAAATACATTTGAGTTTAAATAAGTGGTATTAATCGTGTTAGTGTGATAAGTACCGGCACTATTATTCAACGCAATACCTCCAAATGAAGTCCAATTCTTAAAGAATCTACAACTGGTTAATTGATACTTTGTACTGTAATCTAAGTGTGTTTTTTTGGTTAATCTATCTTCATAAAAGTACCATGTAGGTCTACTTACTTCATTACTAACATCATATTTATCGGATAGAATAGAATTGGAAGCAGTACTATTACCTCTAACTCCATATGATACAGCCACTACACTGGTGTTTGTTTTTAATGGGCCTTGATATATCTCATATGATGTTCCGTTAGGAACTGGTGAAGGATATCTAGGCTCAAACTCTATCCCATCTCCATAATTATCAAATTGAATAATATCTTTAATTTTAGCAAAGTGTGGTCTTATACTAACAACACCATCATTACCTGTAACTTCTGGATTTATTAAAACAAAGTAATCCCTCTCGTTTATATCCATGTTTAATCCAGAACTTCCTACTGCTAATACTCCTGTTGATGCTGTTTTTAACCTTAATCTATTAGACTTAGTTGCTTGTAAGTTTGAAGCATGTTTACTTATGTGGTTTACATCAGTTACTGTATCTGAATAACCTGCGGGATGTATTCTATTGACTAGACCTGTATCTAAATTACCGCTAATCATAGGTTCAACATTAGTGTTTACATCATATGGTGATTTTCTAATTTCATAAAAGTTAGCAGAAACCCCACCTATACCTGCGGTATCACCCGAAGATGGTATACCTGGGTTTTTAATTATAGGGTTTACAGAAGTTTCATAAAAAGCAATGTTAGGATATGGCGCATCTCTATTTGCATATGTATGATTCAAAGTTTGTGATTGGGTTTTACCTGCATTTAAAACATAGTAATAGTTTTCTGCCATTACTCATCACCAAACCTATAATAGAATATTATATCAGAATAACCAGGGCTTAAGGTAGCATAATTAATAGTCGGCTCTTGTCTTTTATACATTGCTATCTCATATAACTCACCCATGAACTGAGTGTTCTTATTAGTTCCATCATTTCCTATATAACAATCAGATGGTGCAAATGAGAACCCATTACTAAACGTAATTTTACTAGATTTAACTAATTTATTGTTAAGGAATATTCTAACATGTCCATTACTGCTTAATATACATGATACCTTAATCATAGATTCTAAATATAATGCTTCTCTTGGTTGAGAGGCATAAACCGTACTTGTTACTGGGTTAACTGCTGTGCCTGTTAGTGTCATTACTGTACCAGTAGAAGATGCTACAGTACCAATAAGTTTACCATTAGAATTATATAATTCTTCTTTTTCTCCTATTTGGGAAGTTTCACCCGCAGTCACAATAACATTATTTCCTCCTGTTGTAACCCATGATGTTACAGAAATATTACTTATTGAATTAGATATTGAATAGTTTGAACCAAAGCCTACTTGAACCTTTACTATATTATTACTCGATGGATTAGTTGCAGTAATAGTTCCATTATGTCCATTGACACTATTAATAGCAGCAACTAAGTTGTTTGCTGTGATTGTTGTTGATGCCCCTATCTCAAAGAATACATATGTGTTATCTGTTGTAGCAGTACTTTCATTTATTGATGCTTTATATTTTTTTACTAATCCAACAGAATTTGCTAATGTTATTGCATTAGTTGGGTTAGCACTATTTACTCCTCCACTAAGACCACTTACTGAAACGTTACTTAATGGCCCTTCATTTGATATTGCTTTATCACCCGATGTACCTGCTGTGCCTTGAGTTAAAGGAATAGTAGTACCACTTTGAGAACCTGCCGTTATATCTAATGCAGTTACACTATTAAACGCAGTAATAAAATTATTAATGTATCCGCTTGGTTCATATACATAAGCAACAAAAGTATTCCCACCATAACTAAAAGTAGATGCATTATTTATTCCTGATTTAGTCTGGTGAACAGGATGAAACTTAGTAACTACGTTATTACTATCTTGTACTTGTATATACTTACTAGGTTGAGATGCAGCCTCTCCGCCAGACCAATTACTAGTAGATAATACAGTAGACATGTTTGATGTGTTGGTTAATGTGTAAGAGGATACACCTGCTGAATCATCCGTTAACGTCAAGACATCAGAAGAACCAACACTAGCAGTTATTCCTGTATTCCCATTCGTATGATTAATGGCTACTGCTAATTGTTGTAGAGTGGCATTAGCATTAGCCCGTTTTTCAAAAACAATAATACTTACACCGCTTCTAGTAATCTGTTGCCCTGAAAAGTAATCACTAGAATTAGGATATGGATGATACCTTCTAGTTCTCCCATTTTCAACTACTGTAATATAATTGTTAGTCACTACATTTTCTGCTGTTCCACCACTTATCTGTGTTCTAACAATACCTGAAGCCATACCTGCACCAATAGTTAACACACCATTTGCACCTGTTCTATTCGGTGTTGTACCTGTAATTGCCGTAACAAATGTAGCAACAATTGCTGGAGGATTTACCGATTCATCTAGTGGGTCTGCCCCTACTGTTACTGTACCTGACCAACCAGCATTATACGCATTAACACCAGCAACAAACTGTACCAAAGTGAGTTCAGCAGAAGCAGCGTTTCTATATGTTCGTGAATTTGCAGGCCAATAAAGTGTATTTAAAAATCCATTACTATCTACAACCCAAGTAGGAGATGAACCATCACCAGAAAACCATTTAGTTACTGTACTGTCTTGATTTGTTACTTGTATATATTCAGTAGAAGTAGTAGAAGCAGTAGCGATTGATGGATTAGCCCCAAATTTAATTGCGCCTGTACCAACGGTAGGTAATGTATCTACTGAAAAATTGTTATTGTTTGCTGTTATTGTAGCAGTAGCAGATTGTGCAGGATAATAAGTTTCAGGAGCACCTGTCATTGTTATTGTTCCTGTTGCTGCAACTGACGTTATGTTAGTTTGTAGTGTGTTGCTCCCAATTGTAATAGTAGTGTGTGGTGAAACATTAGTTGCTGTGGATGATATCTTTCTTAATGTGGTAGCATCACCAGAATCATAATAACTATTTGCATCTGTATAACTAAATAATCTATTAGTTCCTGATATTACTGTGTCTGTTTCTACAACAGCAGAACCATCTGCAAATGCAGCCACTATTTTATACTCAGCAGGTCTATTTATATTAGAACCGGCAGTATTTTGTAAGTATAATGAGAACTTAGTATTATGAAATAACATCATCTTATGGGTTAGCCTGTTTGTATTAAAGTAATCATAACTTTGATAGTTATCAGGATTAGAAGCACCTACTCCTAAACTCGGCACAGTTTTTATTGAGTCTAAAACGCCATAACTTGATGCAGTCTTACTACCATATCCATTAATATCATATGGTGTAATAATAGCCTCTATTGCAAACTCATCTAATCCCCAATGTCCCTGCCTATTAGTTAAAGCAGTAGTAGAAGTATTATAATCAAGATATTTCTGTTGAATGTGACCATCACATAGCACTGGAAATACCAGTGATTTTGTATCTCCTACATATACTCCCATGTCTATCACTTAAAATGCGGAGTTAATGAAATCAGATATAGCAGTTGCTGCTGATGTAAAGGAGAGATTGAATGTAACTGCCGGTGTATCTTGACCATTAAATGAACAATCAAAATTATTAAGATAGCCAGTAATTCCAGGTATTTCAGTTTCCGTCACTGCATTACCGTCATCATCTGTTACTGTTTTTAATATTTCATCTGGAAAATCAGTCGCTCCAAAAGACAGTTTAAAGCCAGTTGAAGTCTGTGGAATATCATAGTTTCTATTAGCCCATGTAAATGGTATTAACGGTAACTCAGTTGTTTCGGCATTTTCAGATGTGTCGTTTCTATATTTAAAATCGGTATCTACTCTACTAGGAATTAATATAATTAATTTAGATAGGTTTTGGTCTTCATGTAAAAATGATGAATCAATATAGGAGTGTAATAGTTGTGCAATTTCATGTGCTGTCATTCTAACATCTACTACCTTCGCACCATGTTTATTTTGTTTAGTTATTCTTTGGTCTAAAATTACTCCTGCCATAGTTATTGTTTTACTAGCCATACCTGCATCAAGAGCAAGTGTTTGTGCCTCTCCTGATATTATACCAGAAAAAGGAATAGGTATTGCTAATGATTGTTTATTTGTAGATATACTTAATTCAGTGGTCAACAAACCTATTCTATTTGTTGAAAACCCAGTATTTATTGTGTCACCAGATGCCCTTCTACCTAGTTCTAACATAACAAAGTTTTGATATCCACCGTCTAAATTAGTAAAGTTTCTTGTCATCTTAGCCACCCATTGTCATTGTTCCTCTAGTGTTCATCCTTAAGTTAATTTCTCTAGCAACCTTATTTGCTATATCTCTTATTTCAGAATCAGAAGCACCTAACCTTCCATTGATATGAATGTGAATTGCATTCCCACCTGGGCCTGTTCCATTTGGGTGTACTCTTGAGCCTTTAGGTAAAGACACTATCTCTGGGCCTCTTTCACCTACTACAACAGGGCCACCTGGAGTTATACCTCCATTAGCAAACCCAGGTAAACGCTTAAGGACAGTATTTTTTAATACATCATATAAACCAGTAACTATACCTCCAACTATTGATACTGCTAAGGATATTAATAATGCTCCAATACCCAATAGAATGCTTGTACTCATTTTTACTAATCCCCACATTATTCCGAAAACAAGTGCATCAATTGCACCTATTATGTCTCCCTCCCATATAGCCGTTAGTAAATCCCATACACCGTAAAGTACGCTCATTACACCTGAGAAAAATATTTCTGTTATTTTAAGGGAATCATTAAATTTTGTCATCATACCTGATAGTATTGGCCATGCTTTTTTGATTATAGCAACCATTACTATTATGCCAATTAATACTACTGCACCATACATGGCAAATGTCCCTAGTGCTGCTAATGAGAGACCTGCTAATTTAGGTATTAGTCGAAACATACCCTTGAAATTTTTCCATCCTGCTGCTGCTTTCTTTCCTATGGCATCACCTATCTCCGTTGCCCTTTGCATAAATGCTTGCTTTTTATCATTACGTTTTGCATATTTAATTAATTCTTTACTCTGCTTATGCATCCAACGTAGTGACTTAGGAACTTTTACTGAGTCTTTAGCAGTTCCCATGAACGAACTTTTATAGTCAATGATATTATTTCCTTTTTTGAAATCATTTCTCCTATCAGGTTCAAGACCTGCACCTATATTACCAGGTGCGTCTTTCATATACTGCTTTGCCATATTCCCATAATACTTCAGGTGTCCTCCTTGGTCAACAATGTCTTGTGCCCTCTGTGCTTTTTTTGCTAAGTCTGTATATAAGGCAATACCTTCTTTTATGGCTATTGCCTCATCTTTATGTTTAGCAAACAGTCCATCATATACTTCATCCCCAACTAGGTTTTCACCACTTCCTAAAATTAGTGCGGCTTTAAATAAGTTGAATGATGCAGTAATGTTTTTAGTTGAGTCTGCTAATTTCTTTTGCATTTTAAAAGTCTCTAGCATCTCCTTGTTTTGTTTTTTCTGACCATCAGTAATTAATTCTGCGACATTCATTACTGCTCTTAGTCTTGCTTGTATTTTCCACAATAATGAACCTGATGCTATTCTAGCAAATACAGTCCATTGTTTATTACCTGCTTTACCTAGTGAACCGAACTTAGTTAAAGCCCCTGCTAAAACATCATCTAATGCTTCAATGTCATCAGCAATAGTTTTAAGTTCTTTTTTAGCCATACGACATCACTTTGCATTTCTTTGTATTTCTTCACTTTCTGCTTTCTTTGCTTCTACATGCATTGTTAACATGTCTATTAATATGGTTGCGGGTGTTTGATAAGCAGTCATTGGGTCAACATTAAACGCTTGACAATAAGAGTATAATGCTACTTTAGACCCAGTAAGCGGGCTAACTTGCCCTCCTTTGAATGCCTTTCTATATTCTAATTTCCCGTATCAGCCCCTAATATATCTTCAAAGGGATTAGGTAGTATATCTTTTAATTGACTACCTATGTAAGGTGATAGTCGCATTAGTTCTAGTGAACTTAATGTGGGTTCAGTTTTTTCAATGAAGTTATTAATCATAAACTTATACATAGCGTTTAAGTCTAACTCCATTCCTTGGTTTGCATCTAGTTTCATTATACTAGATAACGCTTGTTCTACTTGAAGCCATGTAGGTTCTTTAACCCACACCTTCAATATATCATCTGATTCTGCGTCTACGTTCAGATGATGACATTTTGTTTCTACTGCGGCAAATAGCCTGCTCTTATCGTTTACTATATTTTCCATTTTCTTTTCCACCTTCAATTCTATTACTAACAAACTTACAATGTTAGTGGAGTATAAACGTCAACCTAAATTAATTTTAGGCCTCCTACGATGACTATTTTACTGCCACCGATGTTGCGTAAGACCCACCTATTTGTAGAATCTCGCATAATTTTCGCCTTCTATTTTTTTAGCCTTAAGACAATTATCCTTGTATTATCCATTTTCCTGTGTACGTACATGTCGAAAGATTTCTAGGTTGTAAAGTTACTACAACTTCAAGAGCACCTTTGTCATCTGGAAATGGGATGTCTACATTTGATGTCAGATAATCTTTTAATTTTATTACTAACTTATCTTGTGTATTAGAGTCTTTCTCAAACTCTAATTCTATATCTCCAAATTCAGATGTTGCTGAACCAGAACTACTTTTTGTGGTAGTAGTTTCATTTTCATTTCTTAGTTCTTCCCACATTTTTCTATCTGTTATTAATAATGTTAATGTTACTGTGTATATTCTTTGACCTGCTGTTGTGGCAGAAGTAATACTTCTATCATAATTACCAATAAATCTTTGTGCAGTTAACGAATTAGTTATTGTTATACTTCCATTCTTAACTCTACCTAATGATTGACCGTACACCTTAATACTACCATCAGAAAACATGTATGGTTTAGTATCATCAGCAGTTAATGATATAGTTCCTGTCTTAAGATTAAATAAGTTAGTATTAGCAGTTACTCCAGCCTTTGGTGTATAGTTATTAGCAGCATCATGTGCTTTTCTAGCCATTGCATCTATTGTCATCTTTAGTTCTTGACCTTCTTCAAAGTTCATAGTTAAAGTGTTAACTTGTAAGCCTGTGTATATTCTACTGTAATGTTTTCTAAAATCATCAGTTGCATCTTGAGTAGCATATGTAATATTTCCTTTTTCTGCTGTAACTTCTAAAGCAAAAGAAGGTAAATCACCAGAGTCAGATTCACTAAACACATATTCGACTGGGCCTTTTATTTGTTTATAATTAGAAAGAACTGTTCCAGCAGGTGGAGTAGGTACAATGACAGAGCCTTTTGTTCTATATATGTTTGACCCTCCAGTAGCCAATCCAAAACTTGAATCTGCTGCTGGGCTGGCTGGGCTTAAATTAGTACTATTGTTCAAATTACCACCAGGGATAGTATATGACATACGACCTAATGCATAGTATAACCACATTCCATGTGAAGCAGATACATCAATACTAGCATTACCTAATGTTTCAGCACCCTTATATTGATAGTTAAAATTTCTAGTTCCACCTAAAGCCAGGTTTAGTTGTTTCATTTCTACATCCACTGTTGGTGGGGATATAGTGTTAACTAGACCTAACCAATTATCTGATAATAGATTAGGAGAAGTTACTGTTCCAATTGTAGCAGTAAATGTAGCGGCAACTTGAGTTCCACTAGTTGTTCCAGCACCACTAACAGCAGGCACACTTGAATATCCACTTCCTGAATTGCCTATACTAACTGCTTCTACTTCTCCACCTATTACTAATTCTGTTTTTGTTAGTGGATGTGAACTACCTGTTAAAACACAATGGCTTGCTAAATATCCACCATTAGTAGGTTCAACAGTAACCTCTGCACCAACAACAGTAGCAGTTAATCCAGCAGCAGTATTAATAGCAGCAGCAAGTGTAGAAGCAACTGTGCCTGCTGCATCTCCATCATCAAGCACTACTTCTATATCTACTATTGGTGATGAATTATTAGGGTCTGTACCAGCACCACCAGCATTAAACCAAAAAACATAAGTTATTGGAGTAGCAGCAACAGATTTAATTGTAATAAGTTTAGTACCATCATAATTAGCACCACTTTCTGCTGTACAAGTAAGTGCATTTTTATGCTTAGTAAGTGTATATGTACCTGTAGCACTACCAGTTGAAAATACTAGATTTTGGTTTGCACTAAATGGTATTTGTGTTCCATCGGTACCAATAGTAATTGAGGTTACTCCGCTACCTGTAATACTAGTAGTAGAAGGTGATAATACTGGTGCACCATATGATAATATTGTACATTTCCATCTATCACCAGCCACATTCGATAATGCATGGTTAAACACGATTGTGTTTTCAGTATTTGATTTAATGACTAGATTAAATGTTTTATTTAATAGACTAGTATTAGTAGAATTATAACCT